TTAAAATACTTTCATCGTCCACTTGCTCATATCCCACACCTCATTTACCACATCCTGATAGAATTCCGGCTCATGGCAAATCAGAAGAATACTTCCTTTGTATTCCTGAAGCGCTTTTTTCAGAGAATCCTTTGCATCCACGTCTAGATGATTGGTCGGCTCATCCAGGATCAGCAGATTCGTGTCCTTGTTGACCAGCTTACAGAGTCTTACCTTTGCCTGTTCACCACCACTCAGTACCCTTACCTGGCTCTCAATATGCTTCGTAGTGAGTCCGCATTTTGCAAGGGCAGAACGCACCTCATACTGGGTAAATGACGGAAATTCCTGCCACAGCTCTTCAATACAGGTTGTCTTGTTTTCTCCTTTAACTTCCTGTTCAAAATAGCCGATCTGAAGATTTTCCCCAAGCTCACACTCGCCGGAAATTGCCGGGATCAGACCAAGTACACTCTTCAAAAATGTAGTCTTTCCGATACCATTTGTTCCGACAATCGCAATCTTATGTCCTCTTTCCATCTGGAAATTCAGCGGCTTGGAAAGTGGTTCATCATAACCGATTACAAGATCCTTTGTTTCGAATAACATTTTCCCCGGAGTCCGTCCGTAACAGAACTTAAATTCCGGTTTCGGCTTTTCCGCTGCCAGCTCAATTACATCCATTTTATCCAGCTTCTTCTGTCTGGACATCGCCATATTTCTTGTAGAAACACGGGCTTTATTTCTTGCCACAAAGTCCTTCAGTTCACTGATTTCCTGCTGCTGTCTGCGGTATGCTGCCTCAAGCTGTGCTTTCTTAACTGCATAGACCTCCTGGAAATGATCATAGTCTCCCACGTAGCGGTTCAGTTCCTGGTTCTCCATATGATAGATGATATTTACCACTTCATTCAGGAACGGAATATCATGGGAAATCAGAATGAATGCATTCTCATAATCCTGCAGATACCGCTTCAGCCACGTAATATGCTCTTCATCCAGATAGTTTGTCGGTTCATCCAGAAGCAGGATGTCCGGCTTCTCAAGCAGAAGCTTTGCCAGAAGAACCTTCGTTCTCTGACCTCCGCTTAGATCTGTAACATCACGGTCAAGGCCGAGATCCAGAAGTCCCAGTGCCCTTGCCACTTCCTCTACCTTTGCATCGATCGTGTAAAAATCATGCAATGTCAACTCATCCTGGATCGTTCCAAGCTCTTCCATCAGAAGATTCATCTCATCCTCGTCTACTTCACCGAGTTTCTCACAGATCTCGTTCATTCGCTGCTCCTTCTGCAAAAGCGGATCAAACGCACTTTTCAGTGCGTCCTGGATCGTCATGCCGCTCTGAAGGACTGCATGCTGGTCCAGATAGCCTGCTCGTACATTCTTCGCCCATTCCACCTTTCCCTCGTCCGGCGTAAGTTTCCCGGTAACGATACTCATAAAGGTAGATTTACCCTCTCCGTTTGCTCCTACAAGACCGATGTGCTCCCCTTTTAAAAGACGGAACGATACATCATCAAAAATGGCACGGTCACCAAAACCGTGTGTCAGATGTTCTACATTTAATATACTCATATTTTATTATTCTCCCTGATTCATTTCTTTACACATTGTCTTTTATTATATGCGGAAACCGGAGGGCTTTCAATATAAACAGACAAAAAACCCCAGAAACACAAGGTTTCTGAGGTTTGTATTTTTGAAAATGAACTCGAAAAAACTTCGTCTTTCCCGCAGCCACATTGCTCCAAATTAACGTTTAGAGAACTCCAAACGCCTATTTTACGGCATTTTTTGACCGTTTGTCAGTTACCCGTCTTTTACGCATATTCTCTCAAGCGTTTTCCCGTTGCTTTATTATATCACAACTGCTCGAACTGTACATGCTCGGATTCTCCGGAGAGGTAAAGGTCGCCGATTGTTCTGACCATCTTCTTTCCGTCGACAACATGAATCTCTTTCACATAATATGACTGTCCTCTGATAGCACGACCGCAGATGTTGTCATTGCCCCATTCTGCCGAACGTCTGATATTGAGCGAACCGTCACAAATGACTGTCACCCTCATTTTGCCCTGCGGAATGATGACCTTGTCCTCCTGCTGCTCCTCTGTCGCCTTGTCCGGCTCTGTATTCGCCCCATTTTCGCCGTTTTCCTGTTCGGTCGGTGGATTTGTCGCCTTATCCTCATTTGAGGCGTTCTCGTCGTCCTCTGCGTTCTTCTGCGATGTTTCCTGCTCATTGTCTCCGGTTGCAAGTTCGCTCACATCGTCATTGACCGTTGTCATTTCCTTGAGTGTCTCTGCGTCTACTGTTCCGGTCTTGTTTCCGTCCGCATCGTATGTGTTGACACTGCCGTCCGGATTTGTCTGCAACGCTCCCTCCGGAACATCATCCGTGAGCGAACCGATGACCTTTCCGGTTTCATCCCAAACAACGAGGCTCTCGTCCTTTGCTGCTGCCCTTAATGCTGCATCAAGTTTCTTGTACTCTTTGCAGTCCTCTTTCTTGAACTCTGTTCCTTTGCCTAAATAGTATAACATGTTTATTCCTCCTGCTATCTCAAAATTCTATTGACTTCGTTCTGAACTGCCTTTGCATCATATCCCGCTGCTGCGAGGCGGTTTGTTCTGTCGCTACCATTTCCCCACTTTCCGTTGATGACCTCTTTCGCTACTTCATTGATGCTTTTGCTCGGTGCTGATGTTCCGGACGCTTTTGAACCTGTTGTCAGATTTGTCGCAACGTGAGCGTTGTCGTTGAGGAGAATGTCTCCCGCAAATAAATATGCATCCGATGTCAGATATTTGCTTTCTGTCAGCACCTCGAATCCTGCTGCCTTGAGTGCTGCCCGCAGGTTTCCAGTATAACAAGCCGTACTCACCTTTTTCAGTGCGTCAATTCCCAGTCTGTAACCTGCTCCCTTTACGATTGCAGCGACACCGGATGAACAGTCTGCCTCACATGCGACTGTAATCTGTGCAGGGTCGTAGTTGGAATCTGCAAGGTTCGTCCAAAATGTACCCCTCTGTGACTGGTCATATCCTATGAGGTTGTTGTTTGCTGCTGCCTTTGCCATGCTTGCAATCATCGCTCTCACATCCGCATTCGGATGACGGAGAACACATTTCCACGGTCTGTTATACCAATTTATTACCCGCCATTCTGTACCTGTCTGGTCTCCTGCTTTTCCTCCGGAATATCTTCCGTTTTCATCATGTCCGCAATTTGAAATCATTTGTTTTCCTCCTTGTCAAAATCGTCTGCTTTGAATCCGCACAATTCCGGATTCTTTTCTTGTATCTTGTCATATATCATCAATCCCGCCACGATTAGAGGTGTACACCACCACATCACCGCAGCAGGAACTGAAATGATGAATCCGGTCAACCTTGTTATGTGTTTCCCGAATTTTGCCTCGTCCGTGTCAGAATAGCAATCCCCGTATTCTCTCATTTCTTCCCGAATTTCTCTGTCTAAATCAAAAGAAATTTTCCAAAAATACAGATTTACCGCCACCCATACGATGACAGCGACGATTGCATATATCAGCACGATTGTGTGTGCGTTTCCGGTTGCGAAATCACATATCCTTTTCAACCGTTTCACCTGCCTCACCGCTCACAAGCGTCTGCATCGCTTTGTTGCTCTCAAGCATCTTTTTCATTCTCTCAAGTGCCTCGTCGACCATCATCGAAAAAGCCTCGAACGAAATCACTCTCGCAAGCCATGTGAACCGTGCGACGAACATATCATATACATATCGCAGTTTGATTTGACCTGTACCGCCTCCCAGTTCCTTTTCTGCCTTTGTGACTGCATAGAGCAGCCATTCTCTCACTTTGTTCAACTGTTTGTCTGACGGCATTTTCACGAAAACATATACTGCATATCCTCCCGCTGCACATACTGCAATCAGACCCACAATCACAAACCAATTCTCGACGATGTATTTCATCCTTGTACCTCCTCGTCATCCTGTTCCGGTTCGTCATTGTGTTGTATTTCTCCGTTTGACTTTGTTCCCTTGACCGTTTTCACGGACTTAATGAGTGCCATCGCCCCGCCCTCGACTGATAGAAAACGGAATACATTCTCAATCAGTGTCGACGGTTCTGAACCCATCCGCAAAAACACAAATATCATCACGACTGTAAAGATAAATGCTGCAAGAATCAAAGTGAATACAACACGTTTCATGAACAGACCGGACACCTTTTTGTCATGTCTCTCTTTTCGCTCCCTTATCCGGTACATTCTTTTCAGATGCCGGATTCTGATGCGTCGTTCCTGTTCTGTCATTCTCATGTATTGCCTCTTTTCTGTGAGGTTGATTCTTGCCTGTTTCCTGCCCTCCTGTTATCGGTCGGAATGCTGTTCTCCGTCCAGTCTCTTGTGATAACTCTTGAGTGACTGTTCCACAATGACAACACGCTCTCTCAACTGTTTCATCTCCTCACGGTTCTCTCTTGATTCCCGTTTGATGTCCTTGATGTCGTCTGCGATGTTCTCAAGTTTCACAACCACCATTGTGTCATTTTCTGCTCGTCTCTCCGTTTCTTCCTGTGTGTCTTTTTTGTCGTTCCTCTGCTTTGAGCAGATTCCGAAAAAGATTGCGAATGCAACCGACACTCCGGAGATTAGCAAGGAAACCTCAATCGTCAACGGCGTTCTCCTTTCCGAACTCTGTCGCCTCGATGTCGTCGGTGTCGCAGTATTTCCGCATGTGATATTCGAGAACATCCATCTCCCTGTCTGTCTCCTCTACCTCTTGCCGGAGTTCCGCTCTGACCACCTCCTCGATTTTCGACTGTTCAATGATTGTTTGCTGTTTTTTCACGATTGCCGATAGATTTTCCGTCACATCGCACAATCGTGATATTATTTCAAGCGGACTCATTCTGTATCACCGCCGGAGAATTTTTCTCCTGTGATATATTCATATTCATCCGCTGAAATACTGCCCTTTGCGACACGCTCGGAAATCTGTTCCTTTGTGAGAGTGCCTTTTTTGTACATTCTTTTGAGACTTTCAACAAGCATTTTCATACTAAATCAACCCCTCCTCAATCAACTGCTGTGTGTATTCGTCAATGACCGCATCTTTCTGAAACTGTGTCACTGATTCGACGATTCCGGATGTGTTCTCCTCAACGACTGACTTCATGAGTGCCATGTTCTCATATTCCTTGACTGTCATTTCTTTCTCGTCGTACTGCCATTCGGTCACTGTCTGCATCTTTCCGTCGCTGCCCTCAACCTCTCTTGTCACCTGTTCGATGTTCTTACGCAGGTAAACCGTTGACGGCGACGATGTCCTGTCGACCTCCTCCGGCTTGTCCGGCTGTGTTCCTGTCACCTTTTTCCAGTCTGTCATGTTCATTCTCCTTTCTGCTATGCTTTGAAACTATCCTCTTGAGTTTCTTGACGTTGATTTTTGGTTTGATGTAATCAATGTAATAGTTGTATGTGTCCGTGTGTTTGAGCAATCCCATATATGACAACATCACCGATGCGTTATACCATGAGATTTTATCCTGCTTTGAGATATGGTTTGCCTTACGTCTCGCAGCCTCAATGTTTGATTTCCGGATGGTTGTCCGGTCATGGTGAAATTGAAATCCCATAAAATCAAGCATACGACCCTTTGTGACCTGCTTTCCGTCTTTATCGAGTACCGGATTCCCGCCTTTATCAAATACCGGATATTCAAATCTAAACACCTTCCAATCGCCTTTTATTTCAAGGTCGAGATTGTCATTCAGATATGTTTCGATTGCTGCATGTATTTTGTGCAGTTTCTTTTTGCTCTTTCCCAGTATCACCATGTCGTCCATATATCGCATGTAATGCTCTGCATGGAGTTCCTCCTTGATGTAATGGTCGAGTGCTTTCAAGTAAAAATTGCCGAACCATTGTGATGTGAAATATCCCAACGGAACGCCTTTTCGCATCTCCTCAATAATTTCTTTCAGTTCATCAAACATCGCTCCTGTGATGCCGATTTCCTGCAATATCTCCAACGCTCCGGAGATGTCGTCAAATGCTATGCATCCGACAAGCGTTTTCGTCTGCTCTGCATCTATCTCAACACCTGCATCCGTCAAAATCT